GGAACAAGAGGCATCTCGAGCGTACCCGTCACGTTGAACTGAGCAGGCATGGCAAGAGTCATATCCTTAGTCCCGCGAATCGTCATCGGGCTGAGGTAGTCGTTTGTGTCGTCGAAGTTAAAGTTGTTGGCAGCGAGGAACTTACCTGCGGTAACGAACGTACCCTCGGTTGTTTCCTTGCCGTAGGCGATATACCCTAGAGCGCCAACGCCAATGTTGTTAGCCATGTATTTTCTCCTTAGCGGGTAAACGCCTTCATGATTTGAAGGTTGACCCTTGCTGTTTTGACGATCGCGTTACCACGATCTTGAATATCATAGGTGGTATCATTCACCATGATGTCATTGACTAGTCCGCCAAGCTGTCGCTTGTCCTGAGACCTAAAATATCGGGAGACCAGCGCGGCGGACTGGACCAGTTTACGATCTCCCATCGCCTCTTCAGCGTCCACTTCAAAGTATTCTCGAGCATCAAGCATCAAAAGGATGTTGACCTCCATGGACCTCTTGTCATAAGAGGTTGTCTCTCCATTTGGAGACTCAGCAATTGGCTCAACCATCACACAAGGCATAAGGCTTTGTGGTATGATGCCAGGATCTCCAAAATAGACTGACTTTACTTCTAGGACATCTGCGAGACCACCGTCGGCGCGAGTCAAGCTCGTCAATGTTCTGATCTCTTCAATAAGACGGTCAATAATTTCTTCCACGGGTGTCTCCTATCAGAATTTGTCAACGTACCCGTAGCTTTTCACGATTGGCTTAGACCCCTGTACGGAGGCGTTAATATTCTTCCTAAAATCTTTAACTAGTTGAGCTTTCCAGATTTTAAAGAAACTGTTTGTAAACTTGGGAAAGAACGGTCGAGCTGGAACTTTAGCCTCGAATGGCATTGCCTTGCCCTTATTAGGTCCGCCCTTACGAACATTTTTAAAGACTTGATTGTACCCATAGAGGTGTCTTACTTTTGGACCGCTAAGCTGTAAGTAGAAACTACCAACTGCTTGAGTTTCACCAGGCTGGTAGTTAGACCTCAACTGAAGACGAATTCCGTCTTTCTGAACGTTCCCGCTAGAAGCGTTTCCACCAGGATTCCTGATCCTACGACCAGTAGCTACTTCATACAGCTTCCCAGTCAAAGCCAATGGAAGGTTGGTTTTTGCGTACTTACCTTTCATCATTGCACGGGCTGCAATCGTTTTTCTTGCAAGTGGTTTAAACTTTGCACCAGTTGTAGCATCTTTACTATCTCGAATAGAATCTTGAACTTTTAGTCCAACGTACCTGGTGATGTCTGCAAATGCATCATACGAAAAAATCTTTAAATTTTGTTTAAAGTCGTTGAGGTGTTTTCCCTTATTGTACTTGATCACTTCTCGTTCAATAGATATTCCAAAAAACCTTCGCATCCTCTCGCTAACAAACGAAGGTTTCAGTTGGATTCCAAATGCTGGTACGTTTTGACCACGAATATAAGCCATTAAACACCAATCCTTCGGCGGCGGTAGATGCTGAGCAAGTCAGCGATCTGTTGGCTGCTGAGAGGAATAATCTCTGGCGTGGTATCTTGCGCTCCACCGTAGTCAGGCTTTACCAACTCGCTCACAAAAAGCGCAGTGGCATGCTTGATAGCTGGTGGTAGCGTTGCGTACCCAGCGGTATAAACAATTGTGTACTTGGAGTTCGGCGAGAAAAGCGTTGCTTCGCTGGCTGGTCCTAGTCGGACTTTGCCGAACTTGTCAGTTTCGCTCGTACGAACAAGAGTACTTGGTGTTACGGTCTGCGTCGTCGGCGTAGTTTCAATTGTTACTTCAGTGATCGACGTGACCGAGATAAGCGGATATTGCAATGTCAGATAGGTATTGCTACCGTCGCCAACGAACGTCTCTGTGTAGGTTGTCTGCTCAAAGACACGCTCGCAGAATGTCTCAACCTGTTCGGTTGCGATTTCAATCAACGAGTCCAGCTGATCGCTGGAGTACTGGCGCAGGGCAATACCTAGAGGCTTATCCTTGAACTCTGTAGCGGTGATGTACTTCCGCGCCATTACGCCTCCTTAGGTTACTTTCCGCTTTTTCTTATTACGAAACGCTGATGGGATAAGCTTTGCTGCTGCAAGACGCGCCCGAGTAATTAGGCGAAGCCTACGTCGCTTAAACGCAATCTTTCGTCTTGGCGAGATAGAGAACTTTTTATTCACCGCAAACTTGCGAGTAAGTCTTCGCCTATTCGTTGCCTTCGTGAATGGTCGTAGCTTCGCCATTGAATGCCCTCCATAACGCTGTGCGGTATGCGTCCCATGAGAAGTGCTTTGCACGCTCGATGCCCTTGGCTCGCAGCTGCTCTCGCAACGACGGGCTTAAGAACATCTTTTCAATCTCTGCCGCGATTGACTCGGGGCTGAGGTTGGCGTATCGGCTGTGACTCTTATTGACCACCCAGTCGTGTGGCTCAATGAGGACTCCAGCGTCACCCACCACTTCAGCGCCAGCGCCGTAGTTTGTGTGTGCGACAGGGAGTCCACATGCCATTGCCTCAACAAGTGGGAGACCAAAGCCCTCGACCTGTGAAGGCAGGACGAAGCAGTCAGCCATATTGTAGAGATCAACAAGACCAGGATAGTTATGGGATGTGAGAGCAACTGCGTCATTGTGCTTTGCGTGCTTTCCAGAGAAGAGCACGTTATTCACGATGTCGAGTTGGTGAGCAAGCTGAGGGAGATCGTGTCCACCAAGATGGTAGTTGTCAAACGGCACTGTGTGCGCGTAGAGCACCACTTGCGGGTGCTTAGAAGCTACAATCTTGATCGCCTCGAATAGCCGAGGCCACTGCTTACGCTCAACGTTTTGAGCAACATTCATGACGACAAACTTGTCATCCCAACCTACCGACTCACGAAGGTGTCGTCGGTGTTCTGGCTCATACTGGTAGAAGTCATCAGATACCCCATGGTATGCCATCGTTGACTCAAGTCCATTGCGCTTGAGTTCATCTACGCCATACTGCGAGCATGTAATGATTTTCAAGTTCGGTGTCTGCTGTAGCACCTGAACCCAGTTGTAGTTCATCGGAGCACCCTCAATCGGCATGTAAACCGTAATCGGGTACTTGATCAGATCTCGGCGTAGTAGCCACATGACTACCGTTGCTGGATCTGCAATGATGTGTACTGCATCAATCTTATGCCTTTTAAGCGTGACTGATACATTCTTCCAGCCAATTGCATCTTTCTGCATTGACTCAATTGGATAGTAGTGATGTCCTTTGCCAAGATCACGCTTCTGCGTGTCCTGACCTCCAATGACCACCAGCTGGTGACCGACAGACTTCAAGTGCTCTACAGCGACTGAGTTGACGATTCCGAAACCAGTTTTAAGAAACGGTGAATCACCGAGCATGAGGATCTTCATGCTACTTCATACCCATTCATTCGCATCCGATCTACCCAGTGGTAGTTCTCGGCTGGAACGTAGGCGACCCCATCTACAACTTCAACTTCTCCGTCATAGAACGTTTCTAGACAGTTGACCCTTTCCCAGTTTACTGGGGCAAGCATCTTAATGAAGCCTTCTCGATCTTGAGTTTCACTCTTGTCGAGATTAGCTGTAATGAATTCCATGCTGGCTTTCTTAGCCTTTGGCATCATGTGCCTCCTTCTATGTGGTGTGTAGGGGGATGGATTTCTCCACCCCCCTAGCAGCACCTAGTTCACGCTAAAAAATTAGATCGTGAAGTTCTTGAGGCGCACTGGGCGACCCTCAAGAGCGAAGCCGAAGTACCCCTTGATGTAGAAGTCTTCAGCGTCCTTGGTCTTAGCAAGCATCTCCATCGTGAAGTCCTGGTTCACGATAAGCTTCGCGTCAGCACGTCGGAAGACGAGAATCTCGTTCTCCTCGTAGTGGTCATCCGTAACGATCGGCACGCCGTCGTACGAAAGAACGCGGAAGCCAGCGCCAACCTCAACTCGGTCGAGGAAGCGCTGCTGACCCTGAAGAAGGGCACTGATCTTGCGGCGAACTGCGCGGCTCGTCATGATAACGTCAGCCTCGCCCTTCGTGTCGTCAAGAGCCTTGTCCAACATGGCAAGGGTGAGAGCGGCAGCCGAAGCGTCCGTCGTACCACCCTCATCGCCAGGGGTAGAAGTGTTGATCTGATGCTTGATGCCGATGATACCAGCATTGGTATCTTCGGTGCCGTCGCCGACGCAGATCGCCGTGGCGAGTCGCTCAGCAATCACGCCCGAGTGGACGCGAATCTCTTCCTGTAGCGCGTTGACAACGCCACCAGCAGCCGCGATAAGCGGACCAGTGACTTCACCACGGGTGTACAGGTACTTGACGGTCTTTGCGACCTTAGCGTAGGTCGAGCTTGAAGCGCTTGGAAGTGAACCACCATCGGTGCTGAATGCAGCCGTAGGAAGCCCGCTTCGCTTGCGGATGTAATAGGTCTGTGTAGGCCAGTTTACACGCGTTACAACGCTAAGAACAGGTGTAGCCTTGGCAACGTAATCGCGAATTACTGGATCGACTACCTCTGGGAGGAGGTATGCACCAGTAGATGCGACGGACGTGCTAAGAGCTCGCTCAATGTCAGCCATTGAAAGTCTCCTTAATTATTATTACTTGTAGATATTACCGAGAGCGTACTTCAACTTATCCTCATTGCTCATTGAGCCGAGGTCTGGAAGTCCAGTCTCAAACTTTTCGCGGACAACGGCAGCAGGCAACTTGCCAGCAGGAAGCTCTTCGAGCTTCTTGATGTATTCAGCCTGCTTCTCGACTGTCTCGCGGAGGACTGCCGTGCTCTCGTCAACCTTAGAGGTGACAAAGGCGGTAATAGCCTCAGCAAGGTCGCGGCGAACCGAAACCCCGTTAAAGTCCACATTCTCATCTGCAGGGGCATCTTCAGTCTTAGCGACTGGTGCTTCTGCTGCAGCCTGCGGTGCGTCGGGCTCAAATACCCCGAGCGTCTCGAGTTGCCCCTTCAACGCGTTGAATGCTTCGACAAGCTTCTCGGCATCGCGCTTGGCGATGCGTGCACGCTCGACGACTTCACCGTTCTCCTCAGCGGGAGCGGCAACGGGTTCCGCAGACTCATTTGCGGCGACGTTCTCAACCACTTCGGTTGCGTCGCTCTTAACGAGCTCTTCTGCCATATTTTCTCCAATCTCCTCGCCCTCGATGGAGCGAGCGAGCACAGTGCCGAACGACGGTACCCACGAGGGGCGCGTCGTGTTGCTAATTTCCTTCAACTTAATCTTGAGGAATCGGATAACCTTTTCTCCAGAGGAGGGGTCATCAATCATGCGGTACTGGACACCATCTCCAGCGATCGACATCCCATACTTCTTACCACGCTTAATTCGGCTATGCAAATACGCCGCTGCGGGGTTATCTGGGTGTAGGCGAACTTTGATGTTCAACCTATAGTCGCTAGAAACAGAGCCATCCACAACTTCTCCAAGTTCGCGGAGGACACCATCTTTCATGTGATGGTCTAGGTAAGGTAGTGGATCACTATCGGATGCGCGAGATACAATCTGATCCGCGAAGTCCTGAATCGCAGTGGGGTCCATCTCAGTCCCATGAGAATCTCGCTCGGGACCTGATGCCTGTCCATAGAGGAACAGTCCGCCATCCTGCTCTTCGGCACGATCGACTGGGATAGTAATCTTCCAGGTGTTAGTTGTCATTTGTGGCTCCTCAGAGCGCATGCTCATAAGAGGATTGATCTTTGTGACATCCGACATTTTCTTGCCGATTGTCGCTTCAGTTTCAACCCATCCTTCACCAGCTGGCAGATAAATTCTTATTGCCAGTGCTGGATTCTCTGGACTTGCTGGAAGCGAAAAGTTTGAGTCTGGCAAACCGTAGATGCCATCAAGCATCACATGTTCTACTCGACCGCTAGCGACACCAGCTGGTGAATACCAACTGACAAAATCGCCTTCCTTCACTTCTCCTGGCATTGCGCGCTCTTCGTCGTCGTCGTCGCTTTCAGAGGATTCCTCCGTAACGATTCGGTTTGCCCAAGACTGACCAGCATCTCCGCCCCAGGCATCCCAGGCAACTCGACCTGGTGAGGGATAACCCTCTTCGCCTGCGCTGAAACCTGTCGCCTTCTTGTCCACTTCGTGGCGGGCAAAGAACGACTTCATGCGCTTGAGTGTGGCAACGGAGATTTCCGCTCCTCGAGCAAGATCAGCTGCGCGCTTCCGACCAGTGTCGGTAAAGCCCGATCCAGCTTTCCCTTCCTCAATCCACTTAAGTGCGCGCCTTGCGGCTGCGCGAACGCCCTCTGGAGGACTGTACGACTCTGCTCGTGCGAGATCAGGCTGGTTCTCCATCTGTACCTCCACGCGGCGCGGTCGGGTTGCTTGTATCGACTGGATCAAGCGGTTCCTCAGGCTGATTGATTGGCTGGTCAGTTACCTGAGGGGCTGGTTGCGCGGGCGCAAGAGCCTCGGCAACTGGCACCAAGCCAGTCGATGTCTGGAAGAACGCAGTGTCTCCACCCTCAGTTGGAGCAACTCCAACTGCTTTGCGAATGTAGTTGAGATCGTAAATCCCGTGCGTCATCGCGTCGATATAAAGCTTCATTTGCGTTGCTTCGTCTCGCGTATCGATTTCCTTGTGCTCAAACAGGATGTCGTCGATACCGAACGTATTGATAATAAGATTCTCGTTGATGACTTCTTCAACAATTGCCTGCAACGGCTGAATGGTCTCAGTGCGATACGTCTTGTCGTTCTCGGCGCTCTGCGAGCGGTTTGCGCTCTCTGAGGTTCCGCCGAGCTTCGTGTATGGCAGGTCGAAGACCGCAAGGATCTCCATGGTCAACTGCCGTCGACCCTCGATGAACTGCATCTCTGCAGGCGAGGAAACGGACTTGCTGACTTCCACATCGCCCTCAAGAAGGAGTGGCTTGTGGGCGTTCGCAGCCGAAGTGTATTCCTTCTTCAGGAACTCTCGGTTGCGCTCGACCTCTTCCTTCGAGGCGTTCTTCATGTTGAAGACAATGCCTGTCTGGGCTGAGTTAGCAAAGAATGATTCGTTGTAGGTCTGCGCGAACAGATCCTGCGCAACCGTTGAGCCAAGCGACTCAAGCGGGCTGAGCCCGTAGAAGTCGTTGTCAGGGTCGGCGATCTTAAAGTGCAGGAACTCATCTGGCTCGTACTGCGTCTCGCGTCCATTCTTTGGATCACGGGTGATGTAGCTCATCACCTCACGGGTGTCAGTATCGATGACCAGGTTTACCTGCTGTGGCGCGATCCGATAGAATCGGAATGGAACGCCATCACGGGCTGGGAGGATGTACCAGAATGCATCACCGTAGATCAGAAGATCTTGGTAGGTCTGGCGGAGCAGGGAGACGATCTTTGACCGACGAAACGTCAGGTCGATCTTCTTTGCGTTAGCATCATTTACTTCTGCGGTTGAATCAACTGGAACCAGCTGGTAGCCAGTCGCAACGGCAGTGCGCGAAATCTTGTCGACAACAGCACGGACAATAGGGTGCTGCTTGTACATTCGCGTGTAGGTTGAGTGAGACTTAAATGGTGTCTCGCGGTTTTGATTCCCCTCAATACGAGGTGGAGTCTGGGAACGGACTACGGGGATTCGCTCAATGTTAGCCACGGCTTTCCTCCTTGGTCTTCTTTGCAACAAGGATTACATCCTCATTGGGCCAGACAACGGTCATTGCGCATTTGCGACATGGACCGCTGACGCGACCTTCAATCTCTCGATAGAGATCCTTAAACTTGATGCGTAGTACTCCGTCCTCACCTTCGATACCGAAGAGTGAGCCGCAGTGCGCGCACTTCACCGAATTCGGCATCCTGCACCTTCTGTCTATATGTGTTGGTGGACGGGGGGAGACCACGCGTCTCAACCGTTACCCTGCGCCCTTGCAATGCTCGGAGAGCAGCCCGTCACCATGCAAAGTTGATGGCAGGAGCCTTGCGACCCATACCGTAAATTGCGAGCATCGCCGACCAGAAATAGTCGTCGTGCCCATCGGAACGAGCTTTGAACTGGTAGTTACCAGCCTCGGTCTTCTTGCGCTCGATGGCGTGGATCTCCGCGAGGAGCTCACGCTTGCGAGGGAAGCGAACCTTGCCCATCTGCATATCGCCTTTGAATGTTGTCGCCCATCGTTCCTTGTTGGAGTTCGTGAAGGTCACAGCCTCCACGACACCGCCATGCTTTTGAACTAGCTGTTCCGCAATAACACCGCCAACGCCAGTAGCGTCGATGGTAACTCGGTTAGGCTTAATGTCTGCAATAAGTTTGTTGAAGAACTCAACTTGTTTACTATAGTCATCCTGTGTCTCAAATGTCTTATGGATTGTGATGTTGCCAGTCTCGTCGTCAACGGTAGCCACAGTGACTACTGTCTTATCGATCTTCTTGGCGATGTCAATTCCGATATTCCCACCAGGGCACAATGTGCACTGAGTATTCTGGGTAGCGAGCCCGATCGTTCGCCATCTCAAAGAAGAGACCGCTTTGTCCGAGAGGTGTAGATACAACGGTCAGCCGACCATCGCCTCGAGTGGTCGCGGGGATGGCAGCGTCGTAGAGCTTTCGAGCGTCTCGCACAAAGGCGAACTCGTCGAAGTAGACATCTTTCTCGCCGCCACGGACCGCTGCAGAAGCGGGCTGGCTGATCATGTATGACGTATTGGGGTGGTCGTGAAGGCTGAACTCAAACTCTGCCGACGTGTAGACGGGAGATTTGAATCCAGACTTATCTGGGATTGAGTAGTAGAATTGCTTGGCGTAGTTGATCTTGTCCGACGCTTCCTTCTGATTGATGGAAACGTAGTTGACCTTCTTGCCAGCTGAGGTAGCAACGCGGTGCAGACCCTCTCCTGAGATAATGTAGGAGAAGCCGATCTGCCGCGACTTGGCGACAAGACGGAACTTACTCCGATCGTTCAGGAAGTTGATCTGGTAAGGCTCCAGTTTCGTCGGCTCCCCCTTCGTCTGCGTGAGCAGTTCCAGGTACAGCGCGGGCGAAACCTTCAATAGACCCGCCAAATCCTCCTGCGAGAGTTGCGAGCCGAGCTTGGTCAATTCCTCTGGATTCAAAGACATTTTGTATAAACGTCACGGCATTCGGCGTATCTTCGCCCTTCTCATGCTTTTCCATTTGGAATCGCAAGGCGAGAAGTTCTTTGATCGTGCTCGAGCGCTGTGTCGCCTCCTTCGTCAGCTGTCCACCCTCAATCTCTTGCGCCAGTTGTGGCAAGAGGGCTTTAAGCTGGAGGGTAAGGAAGATGTCCAGGTCTTTCTCAAGAACTGGTTTATCCGTACCCTCGAGCACGCCTGCGAGGTAGTTCCAGTCTGCCTGCGGGAGGAACCTGCCAACCTTGTCCTTGAGCTCGTTGAGCTGCTGGGTATCAAGCTTTGGCTTATTTCTTGCCCCAGAGGGTCGCCCACGACGGAGCTGCCCTTGGGTCTTGGAAACGATCGTCTCATCAGACATCTGGTGTCTCTTTTCTTGGTCGCTTGCGAAGCGGGCTTGGTTCCCGCTTGTATCGCCGCTTGTAGTAGCGCACTGCTACTGGGTAATCACGGGCAACCCGCAAGTCCCAGCGTCGGCACTGAATCGGTGACATATACTGCTTATGCAGTCGGAACAGGTACTTCGCCCACCGCTTGGAGTGTTCCGAGTGGGTGGCGACGTGGGCTAGTTCGTGGAGCGCCGTGTCAATGTCGGCGGAGCAGAGGGTGAGCTTGTGGATCCAGTCCTCGGCGAACCCCGCGTCTCGGCACATCTGGTCAGCGTGGTAATGCAGGCTGACCTGGCGCAAAAAAATTTTGTGGTCTGTGACCGCCCTCGCCATGATAAGTAGAGCTGGCTTATATCTCTTGAGATAATCCTTTGTCATGCCTTTCCCGCATACCACCTTAAATGGTAGACTGGAAAACCAATCTGGATGTCTCATAGATATACTCCCATATACTTACTAGCTGGGTTAACTGGGTTAGATTATCTTACTGGTAAGAAATTTACCCTTCACTCTATACGCGCTTTTTGAGGGTATTTTGGTCTCATATAATAGTACCACTTATATTTCATAAGATGTACCAGGTTAGCCTGGGTTATTTTCTTAGAGGGGGAGGGGTAGGAGTCGAGTTCCAGAGAGCGTTTCGTAGAGTTTCCCCACGGGCGAACTGGGTTAGATTAGGTGTCTTTGCGTGTGCATCGTCAAGCGATGCTGTCTTTGTGCTTCCGACATAAGTTCTTACTTATATAATATTTCAGATTCTGTATATATTTCCTCTAGGTACTTAATAGGTGTCCGCACGCCTGTCGTGGAGCGGTGCGAAGGGGGTGCATAATCTTCTTTTTTTATGAATATTAAGCACGAAACCTGATGAATATTCACGAAAACGCGTATCTTGCGGATCGTCTATAATGCTCTTAGCAGGTAGGGGTCTCCTATCTGCCGCAGTCCCTCGCTGCCTATAGACGAGGGAGGAAGGAGTCATGAATATGACTCACAAGAGGATCACGGCGGAGATTATCCGCCAGGTCGCAGAGGCGGTCTCTGCGTTCCATACTGGCAACCTCAGAGGGTATGCCGATCGTGAGGATATGGCGCAGGATGCGCTCATGATTCTCGCGACTGATCCTGCGGCTACGGTCGCTGCAGCGGTGCGCGCTGCATACAATGC